ACCTAAAGACTCGTAACCTACAGCCACGTTACCTTCACCAGTAGTAACTTCATCACCAGTTTTACCACCGATAAGTGTATTTCTTATGCCTGTGCTTACATCATTACCTGCTTGATAGCCGACTGCTGTGTTATAAGAATCTGCTCCTGCATTTAATGTTTGTAATGATTGATAACCAATAGCAGTGTTAGTACCATTTGCATCTTCAGTAGCTAAAGCCTGATAGCCTACAGCCACATTCCCATCACCAGTCGTCAAAGCAGTACCTGCTTCGTCACCCACAGCCACGTTGTAGTTACCGCCAGATGCTATTGAGTCGCCAGCGTGTAAACCTGCTATGTAGTTTGACGTACCCGCTGTCGTCGTGCTAGTCGGCCCATTAAAAGAAACATTTGTAAGTAAATCATAAACTACGCCACCTGAACCTAATCCGTCTGTGGCAATAACCTTTGTTTCTCCAGCCAAGATCGCTACATTAGCACCGCTACCGCAAGTAAACGTTAGTGTGTAGCTGGTTGCGTTATACATGAACCAAGTTTTGGAACTTGTGTTTGGCAGAAGTGTTACCGTACACGCTTGACCGCCACCTGTAAGTTTTAACCCAAGGCACCTGTCTGCGTCTGCTGCACCGTCTGCAATTGTGATGTTATCTGTCGAGGCGTTTGCAATGGCTCTGGTTCCCCATGCCGTTGCTTGGCCTATTAGTTCTAAGTTTGTATTTGTTGTATCACCCCATGTACCAGATTGTTCGCCTGAACCTATTTCTTCTAGTCTGAGGTTATTTACGTATGTACTAGCCATTTTGTAGTTCCTATGCTGCTATAGTATTCTTATATTCTATTGTTTCCCAACCTGGAGTCTGAGAAGGTGTCACGCCATTGTAGCTTGAATTTTGATTTGGCACAACCTCTGCATAACTCGTAACTTCTCCTATTACAATCTGTCCCCATGTTGCTCTTAAAGAACCCACTTCTCCTGTGCCGCTAACGCCAGTAACTGAAATGTTCGCTGCACCAGTAACAGTAACTGAACCAACTGCACCTGTGGAAGAAACACCCGTGACTGAAATATTTGAATCAGCAGTAATAGTTGCCGAGCCAACTGCGCCTGTGGAAGAAACACCATTTAAAGTTTCAAATGTATTACCTAAAGCGGATGTTCCCGCAACACCCGTGACTGAGATATTTGCTTCACCAGTAACAGTTACGGAGCCAACAGCACCCGTAGAAGAAACGCCATTTAAAGTTTCAAATGTATTACCTAAAGCGGACGTTGCTGCAACGCCAGTGACTGAGATATTTGCTTCACCAGTAACAGTAACTGAACCAACTGCACCTGTGCCGTTAGTGCCAGTAACACCAATGTTACCATCACCACTGACCGCAACCCCAGTAATTGCGCTAGTAGCGCCAGGTAAAGCAATTCCTGCGTTCCAAGCGCCTTCATTCCACCCTCTGGTAGAGCTATTCCACCCTAAAAGCGCAACAATGGCATCGGACATTAGGCGATCCTAATTATCGCATTACTCGCATCAGCTGTTGGGAATACAACTGTAAAATCACCAGAACTTGCTGCTTTGTCTGCACCAAAGTCTAAGATACAAACGCTAGGGTCTCCAGACGCTGAATCATTAAATATCATAGCTCCTCGAACAGCTGATATAGTTACGTTTGAAAAAACTTCATCTGCAAAATCAGTAAACGCTGTTGTGCTACTTGTTGTTGGATTTACATTTGTAAGTGCGCCTCCTTTTGCACTATAGTTTGTCCCACTTATTTCATTGCTAGTTGTGTATGCAGTAGTTGCTGCTGTAAAACTTGCACTATTGGTGTACAAAGCAATGTTAAAAGTATTGCCCCCAGAAGCCAAGAAGTTATGCTTTGCTTCCATTAACTCCTGTTTAAATGAGGTACATAAAAAATTCCCAGTAAAAGCCATCACATTCTCCTTATATATTCTGCTAGTTTAGGGTTTCCAGAATCTCTAATTGCGTTATATACAGTAGTTCTATCACTTTTAATAGCCTGGTGCATATAATTTGCAACTATTGCTTCTAATTCTTTTCTGTAAGCGTTAGCTTGGTCTCTAATAGCAGGCGGCGCATTTTCAGAAATACCTATAATTCTGTTAACACAACGAACTGCTACTTCTTCTGGAGTAAAACCTCGATTGTCAGTGGTTTCTACCGTAACAGCAAAATCGTTAGACATACTAAGACCGTTTGTTAACATCAGCTTTTCTGCCTTCTAATTTGACCAGTTCGGTATTCATCAGACACTTCTTGCGCCTCTCCAAAATTCTTTAACCTTGATATTGCTTCTGCAAACCTAGAATTATACATAGCCATAACGTCTTGTTCCCCCTTCATGTATGTACTTGCCTCAATTAATGTTCCATATAGCAATGCTATCTCTGCATTTTCACCAATCCAACTAACCGTTGTATCGGCTCCTGTAGAAGTTACAGTCGTCGTTGCTCCACTTGTTCCTCCAGTAATTGTCTCTCCATTTGTAAACGTGCCAGAAGGAACTAAGATCGTAAACGTAGTAGAACTTGGAACTTCTTTTATCGTAGAAATAACACCACTTGTTCCTCCAGTAATTTTTTCGCCGTTTGTAAAGCTCCCGGTTGCCCCTACTGTTAAGGTTAATTGACTTTCAGTTAAACTAGCTGGTCGATAAAAGTAACTTAATGTCGTTGTAAAAGATGCGTTAGGAGTAGGTGCTAGAACTAAATTGTTTACATCGAACTGAGCATAATATTTAGGCACACCTGTAGTAGCAGGGTTGGGAGTGTATGTTTGCACATAATCTAAGTCTTTAAACATTAAAAACTCAAAATTACTGCTATTAGTAATACTAAGAGAAAAAGGAGCTAAAAAGTCTGAAGGAACGTTTAAGTATTGGTTTCCGCTACTCATGCTTCCAGCAGCATTTTTTTGAAACTCATTTAATTGAACAGATTTTAATATTCTCTCTTCAGCTAACTCAACAAACGTGCCAATACTTGCAACAAAAGACGTTTCATCGTTTTGAGTATAATCTTGCACCGTTTCGCGTAATGTTGTGAATGTAAAGCTCATTATGTTTGTACCTCAACTTCTCCTACTGAACCTGTAGCTACCAAATTATTTGGAGGATTAATACCATTATCAGTACTTCCACCCACAGGATTCCAACCCCATTGTATGTTTCTTTGTTGTACCAAATCTTGTTCTGGTCTAGGATTTTTAAGTGCTTGAGGGTCTGCTGGAACATTTGGAGGAGATAACTGAGGATGTTTTGGTTCATACTCATCTTCTCCAACAAGAAAACCATTCCACTCTAACCGCATATCCTTTAAACGGTATCTAAAACCAGAACGGTCTGATATTCCGTAAGCATTTGCATCTGAAGCGTATCGTCCCATCTTATCCTCTAATTAAAACTTTTTAACAAACTCAAGACCTGCACCAGTAATATTACCTTTTGCATCCATTTTTACTCTAGTACCTAAAGACGTGTTTTTAATGTTGAAAGGATTGTTAATATTATAAGTTACACCATCACCGCTAACTTTAAGACGCCTAAGAATTTTGCCTCCCGGTATATTAGAAAGCATATCCCCTGTGTCAAAACTAAAGTTTTTTTTGTATTCTGACATTATACCCTCAAATAGTTAATACTAGGTTGTAGTTTAAGAGAAACTCGATCTTCATCTTCTTGTGCCGCTCGTAAAAACTCTTCTTCATATAAAGCTTTTAAGATTTGAATACGATCTGGTGCCTTTTTTACAGCTATATAATAGGCTAATCCAGCTATCATACAGGGATAAAATCTGTAAGGTAGGTCAGCAGTGTTTACCAATGCGTCAGCATCTTCAATACGCTTCACATAATAGTATCTAAGTTCGTCCGTGCTGTTTTCTGGGGTTGGCCATACAGAAACAGTTGGAGTTATTGTCCTTGCAAAATAATATTGAGAGGGTCTCCCGGTTGTAGATTTATTAGGAATTTCTAAGTAATCTCCCCTAGAAATAGAATTTATAGCAAGATCAGAGCTATCCCTTCTTATCACAACGTCTAACAAATCTCCCACAGCTTGAGCATTTTCTAAAGACGGGGAAGAAGTAACCGTTGTTGTTGCGGCGCTTGTTCCACCAGTAATTGTCTCAGTAGCTGAAAAAGTCCCTGTTGGAACAGATATAGTTACAGTGGAGCTAGAAGGTTTAGTTAGTATTGCCGCCGTAGCACCGCTTGTTCCACCAGTAATTGTCTCACCTACTGTAAAGCTAGTAGAAGAACCTATTGTCATCGTTATTGTACCTAAAGGGTATTCCGACACACCAGAAGCGACTGTTTGAGAGGCAAACTTTACAGTCCATAAATTTAAACCGCGATTTGCCCATTCAGCAAATAAAATATTTAAAGATCTTCGAGCTGTTTTAGCTTCGTAACCAGTACGGATTTCTATACCACACCGTTCATAAGCTTCCTCTATGATATCTGCGACATCTAACTCAAAATCTGTTGAACCTGAAGTCGCCATTATTTCTTACCCTTCTTTTTTTTAACTTTTCTAGGTTTTCCCTTATCAGATCTAGGTTTTCTTTTTATTACGGGTTTTTCTACGGGTTTTTCTTTTTGAAAGATGCTTAGTAGTTTTTTTAGAAAATCTTTCATTTTTCTTCCTCCGTGACGGTGACGTAGTGATCTGCTTTCTCATTTGAGACCGAGCTATAGTCATTAGAAACTCTCCTTCGAATAAAATCTTCCCATAAAGGTTTAATCATTCTGTGGTTTTCGGATACTTTAAATGAAGTAATTTCAGAAGTCTTATCAAGAGATATTAAAGTATAACACATCCAAGACATGACACCCGTAATAAAAACAACAATAACACTAGAAAATATTTGTTTTATCATTAACGACATTTCCACCGCTTTCTAGCTTGCCTTAAACGGCTGTTTGGATCTTTAGCCGCCTTTGGAAACTTTTTCATTTGACCAGCAGAACGAGCGCAATATGACTTACGCCGTTTAGCATCTTTGCTTCCAGGTTTTACCTTGCCTGTAACAGCTGTTTTTAATTTACTGCCAGGGTTTTTTCTTCGATAAGCCTTTACGCCCGCTTTAGTCATTCCCGCGCCTTTTTTAGTTGGGCGGAAATTCTTTTTGTTACGTTTGGGCATTTCTCCTTTAGAAGCCATTTTAACCCCTATGCGTGATAGAACATCATCAAATCAACTGTACCAACAACAAAAGTAACATAACAGCCACTAGGAAATAAAACTCCTTCATCTGGGATAAAAGGATCGTCTGAAGAACTGTCTGTACCAATTGTTCTAGCTTGTATTCTTTCCGTACCAGTAGCACCTGTATCTCTTATATTGATTTTACCAGCAGAGCCTCCAGAAACTGTAGAAAAACCTTTTAATCTACATCTACCAGCAAAAATCACACCTAAAGCATTGTTGTTAATTCCAGCGGACACGTTACCAGCTGGGTTCCCAACCGCAGTTATGCTTGTAATAGTTTTAAAGTAGCCCGAACTTGTTGCTGTTCCAGTATCTGCACCTGTAACAGTTTCACTTAAAGCACTACCATTTACATCTGTTCCAACAACAGTAAACGATATACCCGAATCATCTCCAGCGGACAAAATTGTAACTTGTCTTCCAGAAGCGTTTGTCACACTACCGCCAGACGCTAAAGCGCCGCCAATAGTTAACGCAGCATTGTTTCCAACTGATGCTGCTGTTGAGATTCCGTCTGCATCAAGAGCTACTTCGTCGCTAATAATGACGGGTACTGCATCTGATCCTGCCATTTATTTCTCCTTTATAAAAGCGGTAGGGGTTTCCCCCCACCTTAATTAACGATTACGCAATTTGAACGTACTCAATGATGAATGTGAACGATCCTGCTGTTGTCGCATCGACAGTATTTGTAATGTTGCAGTAAATAGTTCTTGCGGTGTCTGTATACTGAACAGAAGCTGGTGCAGTTGTACCATCTTGTGTCTGAAGAACCAAACTAGTTACAGTTACGTTATGCTCAACAACGGTTGTACCGCCATCAAGAATCTCATCTGTCTGAGCCGCAACAATTTGTGCGCCTGAACTAGATGTACCAACTTCGTAACCAATATCGCCAGTTCCAATTACAGGAGATGTGTCACAGAATATTTTAATGTCAGTGATGATTGTGTTTGCTGGTTGAGTGAACTCACCAATTGTCGGGCTATCGCCAGCAGTAGTGTTAACAGTAACACCTGTCGCAAAACCAACGTGTTTCACATATTTGTTGGTAACAATACCTGTTGAAGCAATAACTGCTGTATCAGTAAATGCACCTGTTGTAGAGTTCTTAGATACTACTTTAAATCCGTTTTCGGAACGGACTGGTCCTGAAAATGTTGTATTAGCCATTGTGTCTCCTTGTCTAGGCAAATGTCAGTTGCGGAATGCAACTGTCAAGGTGCTTTTACGATACACCACCTTGCAACAAAAAGAAAGAGGTTAAGTATTCTCAGACTTATTCGCTTGATTTCTCTTTAAGAACTAATCCGAATATAGCACAAACTATACCTGCCCAAGTTAATATTGGCATACTAAGCAAAATGCCTAACCCAACGCCAACAACAGCCGCAGCTCCATAACTTGAAGGCTCTTTTAATCTTCCTTTAATCCAATCCATTTACTTTCTCCTTGTTAAAAATGTCCTTTAAATTTTCCACCGCGACCAGAACTTACTACGCCACCGTTTTTATATTTTTTTGTTTTACTTTTCTCTTTACCTATAAATTGTTTTAAATAATTACTAATTTGTTGAGCATCAGGCACATAATCAAAAAAAGAACCTTTTAAAGCTCCTTCAGGTTGTGACTCTTTAAAAGTTTTTTTCTTTTTTTCTGCCATTTACTTTCTCCTTGTTAAATAAAAAAGGGGCGACAAAAGCCGCCCCCAATGGTTCCATAAGGCATACGGAATTACGCTCCTGGTGAGCCGTAGATACAACGAGGGTCTGAGAAACCAAAAGAATATCTTTCTCTTGCTTTAAATCTCATATTTCCTGTATCAAAGTCAGCTTCCATATTTGTGGATAGCGCTGTTCTTTCAAAATGAATCATTCCGCGTGGAGCGTCAGTCATCACAAAGAAAGCATCTGTATCGGTCAAGAAGTCATTAACGGCATAACCCTCTGGAAGCATTCCCATTGAGCGCATAGCGTTAGTGTCATTGTCTGCTGTACCAACACGAAGGTTAGAAGTCATTATTCTTTCAGCAACAAATTGAAGCTGACGAGGAATAACAAGTTTCATGCCACGTAGTGCCACTTTCAGACCACGCTCATCAACAAACCCAGCAATGTTGATCAAAGAATCTTCCAAAGAAGTTTCGTTAAGATCAGCAGCTGTACTTGGCTCGTTTGCAAACGTGCTACCGTTGGTTAGAGGGTGAGAGGCATCACAAAGTGCAACTCCGTCACCTCCAGCTGATGCTCCAGCTGTAAATGCGTTGTTTAACACTGCTGCGGCTTTCACCTGTTTAGTGTGTGCCATTGATCGAGCGAGTGCACGAGTATAACGAGAAGATAGACGATCATAGAGATTATCCTCAACTGCTTCCTCTGTAATAGAGAACGCAAGTGCGATTGTCTCATGATTGTATCTCGCCGTATATGCTTCGTTAGCATCGTCGAAATTAACAGCGGAACCCTCCGACTTAGTCGGGGCGGCTCCAAACCCAGATAACATTACTTCTTCTTCAAATGCACGATCTGAAGATTCAGTAGTGAAAATCTCTGAGTGTTGGTTCTCGTACCTGGAGTACTCCATGCCAAATAAGGCATTGAGACCAGGCTCTAGCTCTTTCGCTAGTTGTGCGCGTGATATAGCCATTGCTTAGTCTCCTATACGCCAGTCGTAGAAACAGTG